GATATTTTTAATGTTAATAGTGAAATAAGTACATCTGGAGATAGTAAAACACCTAAAAATAAGTTAGCAAAAGTAGAATCGAATATTGAAGAATTGAATATAGAAGATTTATATATAAACGAATTACATAATGACGTATCAAAACATGCTGAAATACAAGGATGTTCTGATGCTGCAGCACACAATTTAATGGTAGATTTAATTAGGAAAAATACATATAGATTATCTTATTTTAAAAATAATAAACGAATTTCTTTTGGTAATTGTACATTTGTAAAAGGCTGGTGCTATGTTATGCCATATCACTTTATTTATGTTTTAAATGCACGTAACTTAGATTTAGATTCAATAATATATTTCTCACAACCCGATAGATTAGATATAATACAAATACCCTTATCACATATATTTACTAGAATTAATAATAACGAAATAGTTTTAACTGAAAATTGTCTTAGAATATATGCAAAAAATGGAGACGAACGGGACTGTGTTCTTGTCAATTTGCATTCGACTATGAGCCCTCTACACAGGGACATAACGAAGCATTTTGTCAGGACCTCAGACCAAGGTAAGTTGACTGGGAGGTTTAGTGGAGCCCTTTCTACGTTCTATGATTCCAACGATGAGTTGGTAAGAACGTATCAATGGCTTCAACAGATTCGCCCATTCGACAAACAAATAAGGGTGCATTATCCCGAAGGTGATGGTTACGACTATCCGGAGAAGTCGTTTGTTCAACGCGATTGTTACGAATACAACGCTCCAACCCAGGTTGGTGATTGTGGTTCCATTATTGGAATTTATAATCATCGTTTGGAGAGGAAACTTGTAGGAATGCATATTGCTGGAACGAACGAACAATACGGTTATGCGTGCCCATTGACTCAGGAGATTTTAGAGGATGGATTCAAAAAATTAGAAAAGCAGAGTGCCAAGAATGTGAGTGCTCATTGTTACTACGAAATTATGAATTGTGTCGATCCAAAGAAAGATCCTGAGATACCTGAAGGTTTATTTGTGCCCTTAGGAAAATGCCAAATGAAAGTTGGCCAAGCTGTAAAAACAGCAATTGTTCCCTCAACTATCCACGGAAAGTTGAGTGATCCCGTGACAAAACCAGCGCTTTTGCGACCGAAAATCATTAATGGTGAACTAGTTGATCCATTGATGAGAGGTCTAAAGAAGTGTGGTGTAGTTACGGCTGTATTGCCCAAAGAAGATGTTTTGAGTGCTGCCTCAGATGTGTGTAGTGTAGTTCTTACTAAATATAATAGTTTAATTGATATCAAAAAATATCAGAGAATACTCACATACGAAGAGGCCGTGCGGGGAACATTGGATGACGACTACATGCGGGCAATAAATCGAACGACATCCCCAGGTTTTCCTTACTGCTTACAAAAGCGAAGCGGTCCAGGTAAGACAACGTGGATGGGGAATGGTGAAGAATATGATTTTTCATCATTCGAGGCGCAGCAATTGAGGAGAGACGTTGAACAATTGCTGGATGATTGCTCAAGGGGAGTAATCAAAGGTGTAATTTTTGTTGACACCTTGAAGGATGAGAGACGAGAGATTGCTAAGGTTGATATAGGCAAAACTCGCGTGTTTTCTGCGGGACCTCAACATTTTGTTGTGGCTTTCCGTAGATATTTTCTCCCTTTTGCCGCCTTCTTAATGCACAATCGCATTGATAATGAGATTTGTGTAGGTACTAACCCATATCATGAAGATTGGGAGCGTATTGCAAGGAGGTTAAAGAAAAGGGGTGGACACGTGATTGCTGGAGACTTTGGCAATTTCGATGGCTCTTTGGTGGCTCAGATTCTGTGGTCTATCTTTTGGGACATTTTTGTTCCATGGTTAGATCGCTTCCTTTGTCGAGACACTGAAGAGGGGAGAAGGACTTTGCGAATATGCCTTGGTCTTTGGACTCATCTTGTGCATTCTGTGCATATTTTCGGAGATAACGTGTATATGTGGACGCACTCTCAACCATCCGGAAACCCATTTACTGTTATTATTAACAGTCTTTATAATTCTATTATAATGAGGATTTCATGGATAACAATAATGAGAGAGCGTATGCCTAGATACGTTTCAATGAAATGGTTCAATAATTATGTTACTATGGTTTCTTTTGGAGATGACAATGTTTTGAATATACACGACGATATTCTTGATCTCTTCAATCAACAAACTATTAGTGACGTAATGCGAACCTTAAAGCACGAATACACTGATGAGGCGAAGACCGGACATTTAGTGAAGTCGCGCAGACTGGACGAAATTTGTTTCCTCAAACGAGGTTTCAAGTGGAGTACAGAATTGCAACGAACGATTGCGCCTCTCAAACTAGAGGTAATTTACGAAATGTTGAATTGGTCGAGGAATACCATCGATCCAGATGTTATTTTGATGACCAATATTGACGTGGCTATGCGAGAAATCGTATACCATGGACGACGTGAGTACGAAATACTCAAAAAACGTTTGTTGGAATTGGCGGATATTTTGCCAGAATATCCCAAGATTCTAACATACGAGCAGTATTTGCATGATATTAGATATCTTGCAGATGCTGTATACGAATTTTAGCCAGAATGTGATCTTGCTCTTCCATACAATTTTTGGAGGTTAAAAAGGAAGAGTATTGCTATTCTGGTAATTGGGTTAACTGTTTAGTTTTACTTCCAGGATGCCCAGTGGCAGCCCCACAATATCCAGGAACCCTCCATGCTACCAAAATGATTAAGTGGTCATTTGGTCTAAGAAATTCACTTGCCGAAACAAAAACGAATAACGATCTATCTTCTCACGAACACAACCGAATTGCGGATGAAGATAGAAAAATTACGACCGAACAACAACAAATTGTTCGTTTTTCTAGCGAAGGAGTTATTCCTTCGACTAATGCCGTGCCTGACATTGTACAATTATCTACGGATTATTTGCATATGACAGCGCGCGAAGATCGAGAACACACCGTAAAAGATTTCTTGAAACGTCCCATTGTCATCCATACGGGATTGTGGAAATCTACACAGGTAGCTGAAACAGAATTGTATTCCGCAAATTTTCCTGAGGCACTTATTTCTAATATGATGTATCAGGAAAAGTTGAGAGGTTTTGTTGGGTTGCGAGCAACTTTGGTCATCAAAGTTCAAGTCAACTCTCAACCCTTTCAACAAGGAAGATTGATGTTGCAGTATTTCCCATACGCTCAATATATGCCGGAACGAGTGGAACTTGTAAACTCAACTTTGCAAGGACGCTCAGGATGTCCTCGGACTGATTTGGATATAAGTGTGGGAACGGAGATAGAAATGAAGATACCGTATGTGTCACCACATGTGTATTACAATCTGATTACTGGCCAGGGTTCTTTCGGCTCTATATATTTATTAGTATATAGTAGACTGAGAGATCAAGCATCTGGAACTGGATCGATTGAGTATACTGTGTGGGCACATTTGGAGGATGTTGATGTTCAATATCCTACCGGGGCAAATATTTTTACTGGAAATCAACCTAATTTCTACTCTTTTGCACAAACACTTTCTTCTGGGAAAGCAACTTCTCGTGAGATACATTCATTGGTTCGACAAAAAGCCCACACGCAGCAACCATCAAAAATTTTTGCACAAGTTGGTGTTGAATTGAAGGAACTCAAAGACAACGCTTCTCTGTCGTCCATTGTTGGACAAGTCTCAGAGGCAGTCACGGGCCTTTCTAAAATACCAATGTTGGGAAATTATCTCACAAAGCCTGCCTGGATAACGAGCAAAATTGGCAGTGTTCTCAAAATTCTCGGTTTTTCGAAACCAACGACGCAAGGTTTACCTTGTGAAACAAAACTCCGAACGCAGACGAGAATGGCTAACTTTGATGGAGCTGATACTTCTCATAAGATGGCTTTATCGTCTGCAAACGAAATTGAAACGAAATCTGGTCTTGCGGGTACTTCTGCGGATGAGATGGAGTTGTCCCATGTCCTTTCTATACCAAATTATTGGGATAGATTTGAATGGCAGACTTCTCAGGAAACTGGGACTGTCTTATGGGATAATTACGTCACGCCATTTAAGGTTAAACCCTATTCTGAACAGGTGACGGACAGGTATAAATGTACACATATGGGCTATGTCGCTAATTCCTTTGGATATTGGCGAGGATCCATAGTTTATACCTTTAAGTTTGTCAAGACACAATATCATTCTGGACGCTTGAGAATTGGATTTATTCCGTTTTATTTTAATAATACGATCTCAACGGGTGTTCCTGATATGTCAAAGGTGCAACAAGTAATTGTAGACTTAAGAACTTCAACCGAAGTCTCTTTTACTGTACCTTATATATCTACACGTCCATGGATGTTTTGTGTCAGACCTGAATCGGAATGGCTTGGAAACAATCACGAGCTTATGTATAATGCTGTAACAGGCATTGTGCGTGTTGAAATATTAAACCAGCTTGTTGCTGCAAACAACGTTTATTCTGGTGTTGATGTCATAGTTGAAGTCCATGGTGGACCAGACTTGACATTTGCTGCACCAAATGCGCCCTCATATGTACCATGGGCAGGAAACTTTGTAGCGACGGAAAAGGTTAGTAAATCACAGCAGCTTCATGATTCAAAAACAGAAGAACCACAAAAGACCACGCAAACGGAAAAGGAAACGAAGATCGATTTAAACGAAACGACTTCAGGCTTTATGTCTGATGATGACGAATTTGTTGATGTGGACGCTCATATTATGAGTGAAAACGAGGCAACACAACGAAACGACGCACAAAAAGGAGCGCATCCTTTATCCATCGATACTCATCCCATCAAATTGAATTGGTCTCCAGAAGCGCATTGTATAGGAGAAAAGATTTTGTCAATACGACAGCTAATCAAAAGATTTGCTTCATTCTTCTCAACTAACTTTACGCAGAAGGAGTCCGTTTCAGTCATTGCTCCATTTTCAGTTTCACGACCGATTAACGATTTGGCCGAAAAGAAAACAATAAGCATGTTTGAATATTATTATTTTTTATATGCTTTTTGGCGAGGTTCACAAAGGTTCAAAGCGGTTTCGATGTATCAACAGGGAACGAACCAACGACAACAGGGAACTTACCGAGTTGTGATGACAAATTCTGTACAAGATTCATTTAAATTAGTACGGGATACCCTCACAGGATCTGTTCCTGTTCAGGGTGCCACTTTGTCTGAGCAAATCGATAACATGGGTTCTTCTGTTCAAGTTGTTCAAACCAACCTGGAAGGTATGTTGGAATTTGAGGTTCCATACTACAATGTTTCACATATTTCACCAGCAACATTGTATGATCCAACAAATGAACCACCTTTGACCATCGCGAATGTTTTGAAGGGGAATGTTCCTCCAGTCTTGATACATATTCGACCAACTAACGGAGGTTATTCGTTCACGCCTGACACTAGTTCTCTAAATTTGGAGTACTACAGGGCAGTGGGCGATGACTTTTCGTTGATGTATCTTGTTGGAGTGCCTCCTCTGGTAAATCCTAGTCGATCATAATCACCCATATTTCATGTTATATTCACCTTCATAAATTTGAGTAAACAATAAATTTAAATACGACCCATTAGAAAGTAAGTCTATAGATTTAAGTTTAGCCGAAATATTCATCAGTACTTTCTACCTACTAATAACACAGG